ATGGCCATCGACGGTCTCGGTATCCACTGGACCCCGTTCCGGCCGTCCGGCGCCGTCCTCCGCGTGAAAGCCAACCTCGGCCAGGACTACGAGTTCTGCGCCATGGGCGGCCTCTGGCTCGTCCTCCGCCACCGAGACGGCCGCACCATGGAGGCCGGCCGCGGCGGCTTGAACACCGCCCGCGCCGTCTGGGACGAGATCATCCTCGCCGACATTCGCGGCCACCTGCCGTCCCATCCCCGTAAATGAAGAAGGCCCGGCCAGCGCGCCAACGCTGACCGGGTTCTTCCAGCTCAGACACCTAACCCAAGTAGGAGTCCGAACCATGCAGAACCCTACGGGCACGCCCGTGAGCGTGCCAACCCTCTACGACCGCCGCGCCGAACGCCTCATCGCGGCCGGGATCGCCGCCCAGCAGGAAGCCGCGGCCGCCGCCGTCCGCGCCGAGACCGAGCTCCGGCTCCGCCAGGCCGCCCGCGACGACGCCCGCCAGGAGGCCGCCGAGCGTGACCGGGCCCGCCGGGACCGTGCCTACCGGTGGAAGACCCGCCGCGCCGAGCTCGCCGCCTCCGCGGTACGGTCCGGCCCGCTTCTCGCTGGCGGCATCGCCATGGGCGCCCCCATCATTCTCGCCTGGTCCGGCCAGCTGGCGTTCGGCCGGGACATCATGCTTCTCGGGCCGCTCGCCCCCGCCGTCCCCGTCGCCCTCGAGGGCGCGGTCTGGTATGTCGCCTACCTCATCCACCGCGCCTCCGAGGCCGGGCTGCCGACCGGCGTCTACCGGGCGTGGGCGTGGATCCTCGCCGGAGTCGCCGCCGGCATGAACTACTGGCATGGGGCGACCTCAGCGGGCGGGGCGCAGCGTGGCGCCGTGCTCGCCCTCGCCTCGTTGCTCGGCGTCGGCCTGTGGGAGCTGACCGTCCGACTCCGGGAGCGCCGTCAGCGCGGCCGTACCGTCACCGAAGCCCGGACCGCGGCCTGGCGGCGCCTGAGGTACCCGATCCTGTCGTGGAACGCCGGATCGATCCGATCGGCGCGAGGCTGCACGATCGGCGACGCCTGGACCGCGGCGTGGATCGACCGGTACGGGCTCGGCCCGGACTCGACCCGCCGGGACCGGCGGATCGGCCGGTCGATCGTCAAGGCCCGGCTGAAGGCCGATCGGGTCGACGCCCGCGACGGCCGCCTGGTAATCGTCGACGGGTCGATCGTCCGGAAGGCCACCCCCGATCCTCGATCGGCGGAGGCGGGGGAGGAGGCGCTGTCCCGGCTGCGCGCGTTCCAGGCCGACCGGGAGAACGTGGCCCGATCGATCCTGGGCGCCGGGTTCGGACGTCGGCCGGCTCCCCGCCCGATCGATCGGCCTGCCCCGATCCTCGCCCCGGTGCCTCCGATCGAGACGGATCGGCCGTCCGCCGAGACGATCGACCCGGGCACGCTGCTCGACCTGGCCGATCCGGAGCAGGCGGCGGCGCCGCGCCGATCGATCGAGCAGCACCGGATCGAGCTCCGCCGCAGGATCGACGCTGGGGAGATCGATCGATCGGCGGCCACGGCGGAGGACATCCGGAAAGCGCTGCGGTGCTCGCCGGCCACCGCGCGGACGCTGAGGGACGAGCTCCGGGGCGCGGCATGAGTGCGCCCACGATCGAGCAGCCCGTACGGACGGAGGAGTTCGTACGGCCCCGCACGCCGACCGAGTTCTGGGACCGTCCCCGCCGCGGCCGTACGGGTGTGCGGATCCGTGCGGTCGCCCACCGGGTGCGGCAGGGCCAGCCCGTACGGAAGACCGTACGGTTTGCGTGGCGTACGGCGACCGCGCCGGTGGCCGGCACCGGGCAGCTCGGCCGGATCTACTGGCGGTGGGTCCGCGCCGACGACTACGCGGGCACCGACGACCTCAAGTTCCTGGAGAGCGTTCGGACGCGGCGGCGCCGTACGGCGTGGCTCGTCGGCTCTGGCTATGTCGTGTCGTCGGCGGTGGGCGCGTACGTCACCGGCGGCTCCGCGGGCATCCTCGCGGCCGGGGCGGTCGCTGCTGCCGGGACCGCTGTCGAGGTGAAGAAGCGCATCGCCGAGCGGCCGGTGCCGTTCAAGCTCCCCGGGAAGAAGGGCGGGACTCCGCGGGAGGACCTCGTCGTCAAGGCCGCCATCGACGCCAAGCTCGGCCGGGCGGCCGGGATGCGGCTCGCCTCCCCGGTCCTGTCGGAGGACGGCGGCTGGTCCACCATCCTGCAGCTCGCCCCGGGCGACCAGGCGCGGGGAGCTCTCGGCAAGGAGGGCGCGTTCGCCTCCGCAATCGGCGTCGGCGAATCCCAGGTCGTGTTCGAGCTGGTGACGGGGAACGCGGGCCAGCTCGCCGTCTTCGTCGCCGCCGCGGACCCGTTCCTGAAGGTGTACCCGTCGCCGCTGATCGGCCGCACCGAGCCGGTCGACTTCTGGGCCGGGATCCCGGCCGGGGTCAACGGACGGGGACGCCTGGAGAAGCTCCGCCTCGTCGACGCGTCCCTGCTCGTCGCAGGGGAGCCGCGCGCCGGCAAGAGCGCGGCCGTGAACGGCATCATCGGGGCGGCGGCCCTGGCCGTCACCCCGAAGATCCACCTGTGGGACGGGAAGGGTGCTGGCGACCACCGGGTGTGGAAGCGGATCGCGCACACCGCCCAGAAGCGCAACGCGAAGGGCCTGCTCGCGCACCTGAAGAAGATGCAGGCGCGGATGGAGCACGTCTTCGACCTGCTCGACGAGAACGGCACGTCGACGAAGCTCACGCCGGAGCTGTGCCGCCAGTTCGGCGTCGACGTCGAGCTGACGATCGTGGACGAGACCCGGTACTACGTGTGCTCGGAGTACGGCAAGGAAATCGTTGAGCTGATGGTGGACATCGCGTCCCGCGGGCCAGCCGCCGGGGTGCTGCTGGTGCTCGCCTCCCAGCGGATGACGAAGGACGCGATCCCGTCGGAGCTGAAGGGCGTGTGCTCGCTGCGGTGGGCGATGCGCTGCCCGGATGTGATCGCGTCCAACGCGGTGCTCGGGCCCGGGGCGGCCGGTGCCGGATACGACGCGTCCGAGATCCCGCGGAGCCATCGCGGGGTCGGCATCCTGGATGCGGACGGCGAAGACCCGTCCAAGCTCCGCTCCTGCTTCCTGGATGACCCGGATCTGGTCGCGGTCGCCGATGTCGCCTACGAGCTTCGGCGTGCGGCCGGCACCCTCCCCGCCCGGGAGACCGCGCCCACGGTCGAGGAGCATCCGGTCGAGCTGGTCCTGGCCGCCATGGGCGAGGCGGACCGGTTGCACACCGCGGAGCTGGTGGAGGCGCTCGGCGACGGCTGGTCGGCGGCCCGGCTCGCTGAGGTGCTCCGGCCGTACGGCATCAGCCCGGCGCAGGTCGTGATCGACGGCCGGAACCGCAACGGCTACCGGCGTGCCGACGTCGAGGCCGCGCTCACCACGGTCTAGCAGAGGGTCTATCAGACCTCTACCCCCTAGCCCGGGTCTACCCAGGGTCTAGCCGCTCTGACCTGCACGTTAGAGCCGCTAGACCCTCCCGGGCACCCCCTCGAAAACGGCCCTGAGCCCCCGCTCACGGGCGATGAGAAGGAGATGAGATGGCCAGCAAGGACAAGCCGAAGAAGCCTCAGCCGATCGTCAGGAACTTCGATGGCCCGGTGACGATCCGCGGCACGAAGGTCATCGTCGGCGGGCAGGTCGTGTCCCGTATCGGGGTCGACCTCGACGACGAAGACGACGAGTAGGGGAGGCGGCTGTGGAGCTCATCCTCATCGTCGGCGTCGCGCTCGGGTTCTGGTGGGTGTGGGATCGGCGGCGGCATCCGGTGCGGTCGTGCCGCCGCTGCGGCGGGTCGGGGAAGCGCCGGTCGGCGTGGAACGGCGCGGCGTACGGCGCGTGTAGCCGGTGCGGCGGGAAGGGCGAGACGAAACGGTAGCCCCGGGCACACGGAAAAGGGCCCCCGGCTCCTGGGTGAATTCCAGGAGCCGGGGGCCCTTTTCGGTCATCGCCGGCCAGCGAGTCCCCACGCGGCACCTTCACGGTACGCCGTGGGGTCACGTTTTGACTACCGGCTGTACGGGTCCTCGCCGCCCGCGTGTCGGCCGGACGCGTCCGAGGTGCGCAGCCAGGACGGCAGCAGCGCCTGGACCATCGGCAGGGCCATGATTCGGGCGAAGCCGCCGGCGACTGCGAGGGCGCCTGCGACGGGCGGCAGGGCGTCGGAGATGCCGGAGGCGTCGATGATGAACGGCAGGGCGACGGCGATGCCGACCGCGGTCTGCAGGATGGTGCGGGCGGTGCGCTTGTTGGCGTCGGACATGATCCCTCGTTTCGGTAGAGGATGGGGGTTGGCGGAGCAGCTGGCGGAGATGCGGGCGACGATCCGCTCCCTCGAGGAACGCATCGCCGCGCTGGAGGAGAAGGACTGAGCTACCGCCAGGCGGCGGCCCACGTCTTCGGGCCCACGGCGCCGTCGACGGCCAGATGCTCGGCGCGCTGGAAGACCCGCACCGCGGCCGCCGACATCGGCCCGTACACGCCGTCCACGGTGACCGTGTACCGGAGGGCCTTCAGCCGCTTCTGGAAGGCCTCGACGTCGGCGCCGCAGAGCATCGGCTTGCCGGGCCTGTAGGCGAGAATCCGGCCCGGAAACGCCGGAGCCTTCCCCTGGGACGGGCGGGACGGCTGAGACGGCGTGGACGGCTTCTGAGCGCCGACCGGCATACCCATCTGCAGCCACCGGTAGAGGACCGGGCCTGGGCACGAGGTGCTGTAGCCGTCGCGGTGGCCGAGGACTTCCCGGCCGGCCCCGTGCTGCCTCAGGTACTGCACGGCGTCGTGGAGGCCGTTCAACATGGCGGCGGTTGGCTGGACGAGGCCCCGGTCGCCGAGCAGCGCGCAGACGGCGTAATGCCCCTGGTTGAGCCCGCTGCCGTTCGCCGCGCTGAGCACGCCGGGGCCGCGTCCGATGAAGATCCTGCGGTGGGGGCAGACGAGCAGGTTGTAGGCGATGTCCGACCAGCCGTTGCCGTCGATGTGATGCGCCTGGATGGAGCGGACGAGGGCGACGCACCGGCCGCAGTCGTTCAGGAGCGCAGGGTTCACGTACGACCCCATGTAGTGGATCTTCACGCCGCGCGCGGTGGGGAGCGGGGTCAACCGGTTTCGGGGCGCGCGGGCCTTCCATTCGGAGCGGGACACAAGATCCATAGCCGCCTCATTTCAAGACGAGAGAGAGGATGGCGACGATCAGAGATGCGAGACCGAACAGCGCGGCCAGGGACGGGAGAGGCCACCGGTTACGTTCGAGCGACCGGATCCGGGCCTCGTGGTCGGCGACATCGGAGACGATTCCGTCGACCTTGACGGAGACGCCGTCGACCTTGCCGCCGACCTTCTGCAGCTCGTCGTAGATTTCGCGCGCGCCGATGGTGACGGGGCCGAGCGGGTCCGACATGACACTCCAGGGGGATATGGAGAAGGGGCGCCGCCTGCTCCCCCTGCAGGTCGACGCCCCTGGTCTGTGAACGGCCGGGTCAGCCGAGCATGTGGTCGGCGTTGCGGAGCGCGACGAGGATCTCGGTGACCTTGTCTTGCAGGTTGTTGAGGTCCGTCACGATCGACTGGCTGTGCGACTGGTTGTACGACGCGGGCGCGGTCAGCGCGGTGATCGCGTCCGGGTCGTCCACCGCGGCCGCCTGCTGGAAGATGAGGGACCTGTCCGTGCCGGAGGAGTCTTTCCAGCGGAGGCTGCCGGCGGAGGAGTAGAGGACGGCGCCGCCCGACGGGGTGGCCGGGGCGCCGACGTCCGGCAGCGTGAACTCGCTGCTCGCCTGCCCGATGGTCATGCCCGGCCCGGACCGCTGCGCGGCTTCGAGTTTCTCCACCCTGCGGATCAGGTCCTGGATGATGCGGGTCTGGTCCGCGCCGAACTGGCTCACTCGATGACCTCCGACTCCAAGATGAGCTGGGCTTCCTCGACCCCGCGGCCCTTGCCGGGCGGACGGAAGGCGATGCCGATGATCCGCTCAGAGACGTCGAGGCCGGCGCCGCCGTCCTGCCGCTCGTACCACACGTTCGTCATCAAAAATCTGGCCAGGTCGCCGAGGCTGTTGTGCGTCAGGCTGGCGTGTCGTCCCAGGTAGACGGTCACGGAGCGGACCCAGACGGCGCCGCCAGCCTGGTCCGCCCAGTACTGGGCGTAGTCGTCCAGGACACCGGAGTCGGTCGACTGCGTCGGATGATCGATCAGCCGGTCGATCCTCGGCCAGCCGGCGGCCCGGTGCGGAGTCGTCACCGTCGTCGAGTAGACCGGGACCCGGTCCTCGGTCGCGTCGCCTTCCGGGGTGCCGCCCCGCACATCCCAGTCGGTGCCGCCCCGCAGCGCATCCATCTCCAGGCCCCACTCGGCGATGTCGCCACCGTGCGGACTCTCCGAGAAGACGTGCACGACGTCGCTCGTGAGCTTCGGGTAGCCCCACGTCCACGTCGATTCGACGCCGCTCTCGCCGATCTCCTCGACGAGGGTGTACTCGAAGCCGCCGCTCGTCTTGGCGTACTCGGCGGCGCCGCGCCCGTAGGAGGTGTTGGAGTCGGCCTTGATCTCCAAGGCTCTGCTGACGCCAGAGGATCCGGACTGGAAGAGCAGGCCGATGTTCGCCCCGGTCTGCGTCTGGGCGTGCTGCAGGAGGCTGCGGACGTTGGCGACCTGGTCCCCGGAGTAGGAGCGGTCCGAGCGCACCCGCACGCTGTAGAAGTAGCCGTCGAAAGTCGTTCCCCTGAGCTGGACGCTGATCTTCCCGCTGCGGTCCCGCCGAAGGACGGCGCCGGTCAGCCAGTAGCGGCCCCGGAACTGGCCGTCTCTCCAGATGCGGATCTGCACCCGGCCGGGACCTGTCGTCAGGTCGGAGCGCAGCCGGGGGATGATGCGGCGCGCCGCGGCCGCGACCCGCGAGTTGGGGATCGGCAGGGTGCCGCTGAAGGATCCCGGTTCGCCGATGCGCTTGTCGTACACCGGGTCCTGCGGATAGATGTCGTCCAGGTACGCCCCGGTCAGGAAGTCGTGCGCGGTGTACCGGTACAGCGCCGAGCCTTTCGCCGGCGTGAACGCGGGCGCGGGCGGGGGCGGCGGCACGTAGTCGCCCGGGACAACGACGAGGGTCCAGGTCTGCCAGAACTGGATGGACGTGGACCCCACGGTGAAGTCGGCCTCCGGCAGGGCCGCGGAGGTGAGCATGGTGGACGCGCCCACGAACGCGGAGGCGAACACGCTGTGCGCGTTCTCGTCCTCCACTGTGTAGCTGCTGTCCGGGCTCCAGGAGACCGGGTCACCGAACAAGTCGCCGCCGAGCACGTACCGGATGGCGATGCCGCCGGCGGCGCCCGGGGAGGCGTCCGGCGCGGACACGTCCGTGCCCGGACCGGCGCCCATGTCGGAGCCGTCGCTCACGAGGATCATGCTGGTGGGGGTGGCGCCGCGCAGGTGGACGAGGGCGACCAGGCCGGAGGCGTCCTCGCCCTGCGTGATGGCATACGTCGACGGGTTGGAGGTGCCGCAGACCTGCGTCCAGACCCGGGTGGTGAACCACTCGTCGTCGAGACGCTCGTCGGCCAGCGCCCACCCGGCCCCGCCGGAGATCGACATGTCCTCGGAGGGGCCGATCGTCGTCTGGATCGCCACCAGCATGTCGCCGGCCTGGACCCCGGACGGAGCGGTGATGAGGTCGAAGGCTCCTTCCACACTGTGGATGCGGGCGCTGCGCGGGGTCGCGGTCGTCACGTCACCACCACCTCTCCAGGCTCAGGTGCGGGCGTGACGCCACAGGATGTCCATCCCGGCTGCCCCGCCAGAGTCCGCAGTGAACAGGAGCACGTTGGCGCCAGCGCCGAGCACGAAGTCCGGGATCGACGTGGAACCCTCGATGAGGTCGCTGACATGGTCGGTGGCGCCGATGACGGCCGTGCCCAGCTTGACGTCGATCTCCAGGACCTCGCCGTCGGCGACGGACACGTTGAACGCGATCACCCGATCGAGCGTCGGGTTTTCGATCTGCGGGGTCACCGTCGGCCCCGGGATCCGGATGACGACCCGCGGGGACGCCTCGTTGCCGTCGTTGAGGACCTCGGTCTCGATGTCCCGGGCGATGGTCGCGGACTGGCGGATCACGCCGTACAGGCGGGGGTCCGAGCATGTCCACTGGATGACGCCGCGCATGAGCCCGAGCCTGGCCTGCTTGTTGATCGTGCCGGGTTTCCGATCGGACAAGTGCGCGTAGACGAGGTACGGCGCGCCGAGGTCGAAGTCCCAGATGACCAGGGACCCCTCGTCCTCAGTCTGGGCGAGGCCGGTAGCCATCTGCAGGTCGTCGACCGCCTGGGCGATCTCCGCGCGGGGCGCCTTCATCAGGGTCGACCAGTTGATGATCCGCTCACCGGCGTATGGCTGGCCCGCGTACGAGCCGTGGCCGGTCGGCTGGTCGACGTTCCCGCTGATGATGGGCGGGCAGTCGCGCCACCCGGCCAGCTCCTGCCACGAGTACGGCGTCCCGGACCCGAGCAGGGTGCCGTTCCACTCGATCTGCCCGGCCCGCGCCACCCGGTCCCCAGGCAGGACCGGCACGGTGACGGTCGGAGTCGGCACCGCGACGGTGATGCCGATGACGTCCAGGGTGACGTCCGCGTGCACCTGGACAGCCGGAGCGGGCAGGTCCACGGTGGCCGGCACGGTGGCCGGGACCAGGGAGACGGTGGAGTCGACGCCCGGCGTCGGCACCGTGGTGGTGACGGCGACGGTGTCGGGGGCGGCGACCTCGGTCTCCTCGGTGGAGACGGAGGGAGCCGGGATGTCGACGGCGACGGCGGCCGGGCCTGCGGACGCGCCCGCGCCCGCGGAGACGGCCGGGGCCGGGACGGTGGTGGCGATCGGCACGGTGGCTGGGACCGGGGAGGACCCGACGCTGGTGGCCGGGTCCGGGACGCTGGTGGCGATCGCCACGGTGGTGGTCTCGACGGAGGCATCCGTGGAGGCCGGTTTGATTTCCAGCGCAGCCCAGTACCACTCCGCCGCGGAGCTGCCGGCTGCGTCCAGATTGAAGGTGACGCCCGTGCCGGACGTCGCGGTGTTGGCCGCTTTGCGGATCGCCATGCCGGCAACGGGGAAGAACCCGGATACGGTGCCGGTCCACGCCGACTCGTCATCGGTCGAGGTGACGGCGCCGGCCGAGGACATATCGATCGCGGCACAGAACCCTCGGGACGCTGCCGCCGTCGACGTGTACGCGTTGATCGTCGCGTTGTTCGTGGTCGTGGTGCCGGTGTTGGTGGCGCCGACGTAGCTGCTGGCGTGCTGACCGGTGACGGCGTCGACTTTGAGGGCGATCGCGTTGCCGGAGCCGGTCGTGGTCAGCGTGACCGTCATCGACCCCGATCCGGTGACCGGCGCGGTCCAGATCTCGCAGAAAACCTCGTTGGCGTCGGTGTACTGGCTGCGTCGGGTCCAGGTCAGGCTGCCGCCCGACACGGTGGGGTTGGTGTCGGAGCCGACGACCATCACCATGGCGACCAGAAGCCCGGCGGCCGGCCGCGTGAATGATGCGGTGGTGACGCTGGTGGCGTCGCTGGTGGAGACGATCGCGGGGGACGTGCCGATCGCGATTGCCATACCCGGCCCCCTCTCGGATCAGGTGGGTGGGCATGAAAAAAGCCCCGTCGAGGGGGCCGTCAGGGTGCGCGCGTAGCCGTAGGTGTTACGGGGTGCCGTCGATCGTCAACAGACCGTTGGCGTGCGGCGTGATCAGCAGCGTGCCGTCCGAGGTGTTGACCGCGGAGGCGAGCATGATGCCGATCATCAGCGGATCCCCGGACACCGCTGCCGCGTAGATGTCGATGTGCTTCACATCGGACAAGGTGCTGCCGGTCCACTGGAACGCGTTCGACGTCCACTTCAGGACGCCTGCCCCGGGCTTGGAGGTGGCGGTGCCGGTGATGGCCAGGCCGCCCGCCGTATACCCGGTGCCGCTGATCTCGTTCGTGCTGCTGTACACGGTGTCATCGTTGTAGTTCGGCGACTTCGACGACGTGTAGAGGGCGGCCTGGTGGTCCTCGGCGTCCCAGTCCAGGGCGAGCTGGGTGGCGTCGAAGATGTCCGCCAGCGTGCTGATGTAGAGGCCGGATGCCATGTCAGTTGCTCCCCTCGGTGAGCGCAGCCAGCTCGGCTCGGACCTTCACGGCCTGGATGCTCATCTCGTCCAGGTCCGCGCGGGCTACGGCCAGGGCGGCCTCGTACTCGGCGCGCGCCTGCGCATCCTCCCGGGCGTCGTCCTTCCCGTTCTTGACGAGGATCGGGCCGGCCAGGATGCGTTCCAGCTCGACGACGGTCGCCTGGAGTTTCGTGATCTGCCGTTCCCGCCGGAGCCACGTCCTCGTCTCGTTGATGTGGTTGGCCGCGGCCTGCTTGCGTGCCTTCGCCTCCGCGATGGTGTCCGGGTCGCCGGAGGCGAGCGCCTCCCGGTACGCCTCCTTGGCCTCGTGCAGCTCGTCCTCGATCGGCTCCAGAGCCTCTGCCATCGCGAGCTCGTCGCGGAGCCGCTGAAGCCCGGCCTTCCTCGTGATCTTTTTCGCCATGTGTCAGTGCTCCTCGGTGATGCCAGTCCACAGGTCGACGCGGATGTGCGGCAGGGTGACGTGGACGTCCTGGCCGTGCTGGCGCATGCGGATCCGGTTGCCGACCTCGTCCAAGATGACCTTGATGCGCTCGCCGGTGACCGGGTGCCGGCCGTCCTTGGCCTTGGGTTTGATGCGGTGGGACCAGCCCGCGGGCCGGACCGAGACGGATCGCAGCCGGGCCAGGTCGGCCGGGGTGTAGCCCTGCAGGGACATGCCGGGCCACCTCCTCGTGCTCGTAGGGGTGATCTAGAAGGGGCGGGCCATCAGCTCGAAACCGGTCTGGGCCCCGATCTTGTGGATGTCGGCTTCCTCGCGGACGGTGACGCCGTTCATCGTGATGTTGACGCCGGAGCCGTAGGTGCCGGCCGCGCCTGGGCTGTGCTCGGAGGCGAGGCCTCCGCCGGTGTCGCCCGGGATGAGGTTGATCGGGGTCTTCTGGACGCCCTTCAGGGCTCCACCGACGCTGCCGACGTTCGGGGAGAGTCCTCCGCCGACCGCGCCCTTCGCCGCGTTGATCGCGGCTCCCATGACGCCCTTCACGGCGTTGACCGCGGCGCCCTCCTGGGAGAGGACTCCGCCGACGAACCCCTTGATCGTGTCGGCGCCGATGTTCTCGAACACCCGGGACGGCGAATGCGAGTCGAGGACGAGTTTCGCGCCGGGCACGACGTTGCCGATCGTGGTCTTCACGGCGGCGGCAGCCTGAGACGCCATGGCCTTGACGCCGTTGATGAACCCCTGGATGACGTCTTTTCCGGCCTGAAGCAGCAGCGACCCCAAATTGCCGAGCGCGCTGACGATTTTACCTGGCAATTCCTTAAAGAATGTGACGACGGTGTCAATTCCGGTAGAAACCGCCGACTTTATTTTCTCCCAGGATTCGGAAATTAGTGATTTCAGTCCCTCCCAGGCAGAGGAGGCGGCGGATTTAATTCCGGACCAGGCGGAAGAAAGCGCAGACTTGATGCCCTCCCAGGCGGAGGAAGCACCTTCCTTGATCAGCTCCCAGACTTTTGCGGCAATTGCAACCAAGGAATTCCAGATGCCTTCAAAAGCGCCCTTCACGCCATTCCAGATGCCTTCTCCGATTTGCTTTATGCCCCCCCAGGCGCGTTCCCAGTCGCCGGAAAAAATACCAGCGAAAGTTTCAAAAATTCCGCCTAGGGCCTGCATTAGCCCGTCCCAGATGGCGACTATGGCGGAGACGATTCCGCCTAGGGTGTCCAGGATTGTCGAGCCGAATTCATCCCAGAAGGCCTTGGCCATGTCGACGAAGGACGACACGGCGTTGAGCAGGTGATTGAAGCCGGATTTGAACTTCTCAACCCAGCCGTCGATGGTGCCCTGGTTCTCGGAAATCCATTCCTGGATCGACGTGAAGACGTCGGAGAAGAAGCCCTTTACCTGGCTGACGATTTCGCGGACTTTCGCGCCCCATGCGCCGAGCGTCGAGTTCTCGGAGAATGCCGCCTTGAATGCGTGGAATTTGATGAGACCCCAGTCGACGAAATCAATGAACCCGGTGATCGCACCGCCGAGAGTGCTCAGGAAAAACTCGGCGATTGGCATTCCTTTTTCGACAATGCCAGGCAATTTCTCGATTAGCTCGTCTATGACATCAATGGCGACATCAAAGGCTTTTTCGATGAGGGGTGCGGATTTCTCGAAAACCTCTCCGAGCATTTTCGCGAACGGCTTGATCTTCTCCTGCAGCCTGCCGAGTCCTTCGAGGATCGGGCCCTGCAGCGGTTTCGCTGCCTCCTGGAAGGCCGTCAGCGCTTCCTTGCCGACCTTCGCGAACTCGGCCTTGACCTCCTTGGAGGCGGCCAGGACCCCGCCGAACACCGCCACGCCGAGCGTGAGCAGCCCGCCGAGGGCGGCGGCGATCCCGACGACGCCGAGAGAGGCGGCTGCGGCGGCGGCGCCGATCAGGCCGACCGCGACCGCAGTGGTGCGGGCCGCCATGGTGACGGTGCCGAGGACGCCGATGGCGCGCCGCATCGCCGCGCCGAGGCGGGAGCCGCCGGATTCGGCGCCGTCTCCGATGCCGTCACCGATCGCCTGTCCGGACTCGCGGGCCTCCTCCTCGACGTCGTCGAGCGCAGCCGAGAATCCGGCGACGAGCCGGTCCAGGTCCTTCAGGGCTTCGTCCGGGTCGGCGCCGGAGGCGATCGCCTCCGCCACTGCGGCGAACGCCGCTTCGACCTCGGATTCGATGTTGCGGGTCGCCCGGGTGGTGGTGGACTCCAGGCGGCGCAGGTCCTGGTCGGCCTGGACCAGGGTGGCGCCGAACCCGTTGTCGTCGAGGTCGATGTAGCCGACGAGCTCGCCCACGGTCATCGACACGAGAGGTCACCGCCTCTCGTGCGTGATCACAGGGTGTTGATGAAGGAGCGCGCGTCCTCGCCGGTCAGCTCGACCGGCTCGGACGCGACGATCCGGTGGTAGAGGGATTCAGGGGAGAGGCCGGCCAGGAGGGCGCGGAACTGGCGGTGCGTCAGGTCCGCGATGCCCGACGGCGTGAGGCCGTACTCCCGCCGGAAGTCCGCTTCGACCGCTGTCCAGAGCCGCCGGATCCGCCGCTCCTCCGGGTCCCCTTCCCCGGGGCTTTTCCCTCCGAGTTGTTCTTGACCAGTTCGTAGGCGTCCCGGAACGAGAGGTCCCTGCCGCGGCCGCGGGCGAGACCCCAGGCGACGACCACCCGGAACTCCATCGCGGTCATCCCGGCGTCCACCCAGGCGTCGAGCACGTCCGCGCCGAACAGCTCGACGATCAGGCCCGTGATGTCGCCGATGGCGCTGCTGTCCCGTACCTGCTCCAGGCGCCGGTCGAAGCGGAGGGGGAGGTCGTGGGGGACGACGACCTGCACGCCGCGGATGGTCTCGGTCGCGGATTCCCCGCGCTCGGCGGCCTCCTGGCGCTGGATCTCGGCCCAGAATGCGTCCCAGGACTCGTGCTGGTCCTGCTCGACCTCGGTCTCGTCGAGGTCGTCGTCGTGCTCGGGGGAGGGTGCGTTAGTGGTCATGAGCTAGCTCACCGCCGCCGTGGTGGTGAGGCCGGACTTGACGATGGTGGCGCCCCACGCGCCCTTGTCGTTGTGGCCGCCACCCTGCTCGCCCAGGCTGAACGTGCAGGTCCAGATCTTCCAGAGGGTGTCATGCGGGTACCGGAACCGGATCCGGCCGAGGGAATCGGAGCCGACCTTGTCCTCGCCGGCCATCTCCTCCACCCGGGCCCGGCCAGGCGGCAGCGCTCCGGTGAGGTGGTCCTGCTTGTACTGGCCCTCCAGCTCCAGGCTGGCGCCACGCTGCATGATCTCCTGCTCGTATGCGCCCTCGGAGTCGAAGTCGCCGGTTTCGACGGTCTCCTCGTTCTCGCCCTTGTTGATGGTGACGGTGGCGAGGTTCTCGATGCCGAGCCATGTGTCGGTCACCGAGGTCTCGACCTCGATCACGATGTCGCGCGCGTTGATTTTCCGCTGCGTCACGGGTCACTCCTGTTCGTGCTGGTCCGGCTGATCTCCGCGCGGACGTTGACGGTGAACTCCGGCCTGTTGTTGGCGTCGACGCCGATGAAGACCGGCCCCGACTGGAGGCCGACGGCGAGCTGCAGCCATGTGCCGCCGGACAGCTCGCGGGAGCCGAGACCGTGCAGCGCGTCGTAGACCTGCTCGGCCAGGACCTCCGCTGTACGCACGTCGGCGGCCGGCCCGCGCACCCGAACCTGGATGCGGGGCTCGTCGTAGTCGTCGCCGAGCGAGGATTCCTGGCCGCCGTACCGGGCCAGGACGATGCACGTGTCCGGGCTGGTTGGCATCCGGGTGAGGAAGATGGTCCCGGGGTAGGAGCCGACGGCCAGGTCTTCCAGCAGTTGCGCCAGTTCTTCCAGGAGGGTCATTTCACCCCCTGTGCGAATCGGTGTGCCCGAATAGGTGATTCGGTTGGCGCGTTAATTGTGGTTTGCTGGGTTCACGGCGATTCGCGTGACGTGTGTGCTTTACGCTGACAAGTCCTCGGGACCGATCCAGCACGGAGCGCACCATGGCACGCAGCAATTCCAAATCCGCAGGCTGCCTGACTCTAGTCGTCATCCTCCTCGTGGTCGGCGGCTGCATGCGGCTGTTCGGCTACGAGACCGAGTCGGAGAAGGCAGCCGCGGCCGCCGAAGCCATACGCGCCAAAGGACTGCCCGACCTGCGAGGTAAGACTCTCGCTGAAGCTGAGAATGCCATCCGGGCGATGGACATCAGCTTCGACGACGAGGGCATCGGCTCGTTCGATTCCTGCGACGACAAGACCGACTGCATCGTTTTCCGGATGTCGCTCAAGCCCGGCACTGTCGTCGGAAGATACGGCAAGGTCACGGTCACGTGGACGACCAGTGAAGAGCGCGCCTGGTACGGCAAGTGGAAGAAGATGCCGAAGGTCATCGGCTGGTCGGAGGAGAAGGCCGAGCGTTTCTTCACGCCGGTGGAGACCGCGGTCGAGTCGGAGAGCCGTGAGAGTAAGCGGGTGGCTTACGGCAAGGACGTGGTGATCGCGACCTCTCCGAAGGCCGGCGCGCCGCTGCGACTCGGGCAGAAGATCCGGGTGGTGATTGGCTACAACCTGGACGATCCGAACAGCAGCACGGGCACCGGGAACGGGAACACCGATGTCGACGTCGACCTGGGCAACGGTGGCGGCGGCGAGTCCCGGTTCTGCAGCCGACGCTGGTGGTGCTAGGTCACCGGAGTGCTCGCCGGAGCTCGGCCGCGACCAGCTCACCCATCGTGGAGGCCTCGTCGGTCATCGGCTGCTCGAGGTATTTCGCCTGTCGGCCGGGGTCGTGCCGCCAGGTGAGTTCTTCGTGCTGGCGGACCGCATACGGCGTGTCGTAGGAGACGGCGGCGCGCAGGGCGCCCTCGTCCACGCTCGCGACGCCGGAGCGCTCCAGCGTCGCCTCCTCGATCGGCACCAGATCCCGGCTGGCCTTCAGGAGGTGTTCGGCGGCCTTCCGTAAGCCGAGGACGGCGGCTGCGCGCTGCTTCGCCTTGATCTTGCCGACGTTGGATCGGTAGACGGCGCGCTGCGGCATGGACAGCCTCCTCTACTGGAGTGCGACTTCGAGGTGATCCGGTGTCGGGAGGCCGCCGCCGTCCCGCCGCGCGGAGACGAGCACCGTGGTGGTGCGGCCGTTCACCGTGACGCGGGACCCGACCGGGCACGTCGTCGACAACGGCATGTAGACCGTCGTCTCGGAGACGACCTGGCCGCCCGTCGCGTCCCGGACCAGACGGCGCTTGTCGTCGACGAAGCAGCGCACGGTGGTGGCGTCGTCGTACTCGGGGCCGTACGGCCCCTCGCCGGTGAGCGCTTCCACGGTGACGGTGTGTCGGAGCAGGAACGCGGGCAGATCACTCATCGGTGGTCTCGCACACCTGGTAGGAGTACGGTGACTGCCCGGTCAGCCCCGCCTGAGCGAGGACCATCGCGGCCTGGGGTGCGAGACGGGTAGCAGCTGAGCCACCACCCGCCCCGCCGCTCGAGGATCGGCGGCCGAGCCGAACCGAGCCGATCGCGACATCCCCGTACTCGGCGGTCGCGTTCGTGCCGTCCTCTCCCACAGCGACCCACGCGTGGACCTGCTCGATCGTCGCCTCTTCCAGCGCGGTGAGCACGGCGGCCTCGGTCGCGACCCCGTCGTCGTCGACGTCGTAGACGGCGCAGAGCAGCGCCTGGTCGACGAGCCGGGATGCCCGGGCCAGGAGAAGGCCGATGTTGGAGGGGGCCGTGGTGTCGGTGTACGTCTCGTACTGCTCGCTGGTGGCGTGCGCCATCGGCGGCCTCCCTCCGTGGTGGTTGTACGCGGGCGGGCTACGCGCACCCTCAGACCCTCACCCGCCCGCGCGAACATGGGGGTCGTCAGTCCAGGACTGCGACCGTGACCGACGTCGGCGTCGTCCCGGTGTAGTTGATCCACACCGAACCGTCGGCCTGCCGGAACTCGGGCCCGAACGGGCCGAACAGCCGGTGCTCGCCGGCCGGGATGGAACCGCCGCCGTCCGCGATGGCTCGGGATCCGCGGCCGACCGTGCCCGGGGTGGGGAATGCGACGGTCAGGCTCGCGTCGTCGCCGTTGCGGATCCACACCCGCCGGTCGGCCGTCCACGCGAACGAATTGCCGTCGGTGAGCTCCGCCGCGGTGTCGACGGTTTCGAGGTTGATGCCGTCCTCGGAGGAGGCGACGGCGGTGAGAGCGGTGCGCGCCATGGGCTACGCCTCCTGGGTGGTGGTCTTCTTGGCGGCACGTCCGCGGCTCTTCGGCCGGGGGGAGGAAGGCGCCGAGGGCGGGGTCCCGGCGCCCTCCACGACGACGAGAGGCTTCTCCCGACGCTGAATGTCGGGCTCCTCGGTGATCCCGAACACGGCTGGCACCTCGCGCAGCGCCGCGGCGAGTTCGGGGGCCTCGACCACGGCCCGGCCGTCCACGAAGTAGACGAGCCCGGCCGTGGTGCGGATCGGCACCTCCCCAGCAGGGAAGCGCGTACAGCGGAAGACCGGCACGTCAGGCCCCGGACGGGGCGCCGACGCGGAGGATCTTGCCGTGCTTCTTCTCGTTGCCGTACTTGAGGCCGATCTCGCCGTAGATCTGCTTCTTCTCGGCGGCGCCGGTCCGGGCGAGGTCCTCCACGAACAGGTGGCCCTTGCCGGGGATCGGCAGGAACACCGGGGAGCACTCCTCCAGGCTGACGACGGCCAGCGTGGAGGTGGGCATGTGCCGGTTGAGCATGAGGTTGATGCGGCCGAAGTCGCACTCGAACGTCATCAGGGACACGCCTCCGACCGAGCGGGACGACTCCTGGAAGTTCTTGTCCTTGATGTAGATCTTCGTCAGGGCCCGCTTCAGCGACGCGCCGCACATGATGGTGGCGGTCTCGGACTCCTGGATGCCGCCGTTCTCCCACACCTGCTGCATCAGGTCGCTGATGATCGCCTCGGTGAGCGGGGTGGCCTCGTACACTGCGGCGCCGCCGTCGGTGCCGAACGCGACCGCGCCGCCGCCGGGCCGGGTCGCGATGGTGAAGGTGTTGGCGTCCGGCGCGGTACGCACGTAGTAGATGGTGTCCTCGGTCAGCACCGAGCTGGCGCCGCCGGTCAGGGTGGTGACGGTGATCTGGTCGCCGACCGCCAGGCCGTGGGAGGTGAGCGTCCACACCTCGGTGTCGGCCTCGATCGTCGCCGTGCCGATCAGCGTGCCCTGGGTGGAGACGTTGGTGGAGGTGGCCTCCAGGATGCCGCGGGTCCGCCTGGCCGTGGCGTTGCTGCTCGGGTTGTTGAAGGTGCCGGTGATGAACGACTTCTCGACATCCCTCGCGATCTGCTTGAGGTGCTGCTCGATCTGCCAGTCCAGCTCGTTGAGCACCGGGTTGGAGCCGGAGACACCGACCGATCCGGCGTGCGAGGACCCCGTGGACGCCACCTGGCCGGTCGCCGCGAGCTTCGTGTACGACAGCTCCAGCGCCTCGGTGTGGATCTCGACGACGTTGTTGACGTTGAACCGCACGCGGGCCTCGGCGGTGGGCGCGTCGGCGCCCTCCAGGCGCTGTCGGGACGCCGACGCGTCGCGCAGGTCGTAGCCCTGCCACTGGAACAGGGTGGCCGAGGCTGCCTCGCCGCCGGTCAGGCCGCCGATCGCGCTGAGGAAGGGGGTGTCGGCCGGGGTGACGGCGAAGAGCTCGCCGACGTAGTTCGGCAGGTCGAAGGTGTCGCCCTGCCCGGTGATGCCCGCCATGGGTCATCCTCTCTGGTCGAGGTCGGGCAGGCGTTCGGGCCTGGCCCTAGTTGGTTACTGGCTGGACTGCTGAATGAGCAGCGCGCTCTTGAGCTGCCGCGCCGTCTTCCAGTCGCCCTTGCTCTCGGCGTCGGCGATCTGGTCGCGGAGGCTTCGCGGTGCTTGGCCGCCGCCGTTGCCGGCCCCGAAGTCGCCGCCCGAGGAGGGCGGAACCTGGGGAGTAGGCGGTACGACGGGCGCAGCCGGGGCGGCTGCCATCCACGGGTTCGCGGTCAGCGCGGCCTGGATCGCCTCGGCGAGCTTCGCAGGGAAGTCCTCCGCTGAGGGGTCGAGGCCCTTCGCGCGCTCCATGAATGCGACCGAGCCGAGGAGGGCGTCGGGGTTGACGCCGTGCGCGGCTGCGGTGGTGTAGGCGTGCCGGAGCACGGTCTCCGACCGTGCGGTGGTCCTGTACTTCGCGGACTCGTCGCGCAGGTCGCGGATGTGCTTCTGCCACTTCTGCGGGAGCTTCGCCAGGTCCTCGCTGTCGTCGCCCTGGGAGGACGGCGGCGGCGGGGTCCAGGTGGGCGGCTGCGGAACCGGAGGCGACGCGGGAGGCTGGGCCTGCTGCGCAGGAGCGGGGGTCGGCGGCTGCGCCTGAACGGGCGGAGCCGGGGCGGCCGGGGGCTGTCCGGCATCAGCGGGCGGGACGGGCATGGACATGGAGACCCTCCTGGGGGCTCGCGGTGGTGGAGCCCGGCACCTGGCCGGGCGAAGGGGTTTTGGACCGCTCCGGGCGGCCCGTTTTCGGGTGTCCGTCTCCGGACATTCGGGACGGAAGTTGATCGTTTAGGCGTATGGTGCGTTCTTGTGCACCCTCCGCAGCATCAGCCCCAGCAGCCGTACGGCCAGCCAACCCAGCAGCAGCCGTACATGACGCAGCCGCTGCCGTACGGGCCGCCGACGCAGCAGGTACCGCCCGGCTGGCAGCAGCAGCCCTATGGGCCGCCGCCCGGCTGGCAGCCGCCCCTGCCGCCGCCCAAGAAACGGGGAGGCGGGCTCGCGCTCGCTGTCGCCGCCAGCGTGGTGGCTGTGCTCGCGGTCTTCGGTGGAATCGTCGCGCTCACGGATGGCGAGACGACGACCACGGCCACGCAGGAGGCGAGCAGCACCGCCGAGACCAAGAAGGCGAAGTCGTCGAAGAAGCCGACGCCGAAGCCGGCCTCAACGCGGATGACGCGCACGGACAGGGAGGCGCTGTTCGTGGCCACGGTGAAGCAGCAGGACGCGCTGCGCAACGCGGACCCTGAGGACCTGGTGAAGCTGGGCAGGGAGATGTGCAAGGCGCTGGACGACGGCTACACCCTCACCCAGGTCGCAACATCCGGCGTGGAGCAGTTCGGGTTGGAGACGTCAGCGTTCGTGGCGGGTGCGGCGATTGTTGGCCTGTGTCCTCGCCACAAGGGGAAGATCCCCGACTAAGCCCTATCGTTGCTTTCGGGCTCATCCTCTGGGCGGACCGCGTCCACCGGCAGCGTCTCCTCGACCGCCCACCGGGCGAACAGCCCTCGAACCTCGGGTGTCTGCTCACTCACGGGATGACCTCCAAGTCGACGCGGTGGACGCCGTCCACGATGCCATGGTCAACAACCACCCGGTAGCGGAGACCACGATCCAGGAGGATCTCTGCCGCGGAGTGCATCTCGGTGAGCTGCAGCGCGCGGGTGCCGGCGGGGACGAGGATCCGGTACACGGTCGGGAAGCGCGCGTCCGAGCCCTGACGTGAGCCGACGTCCTGCCCCCACAGGCCGGTGACGAAGTCCTGCGCGACGTCATCCCGGGCGGACGCCGAGGAGAACGCGTCGCCGCGCCATTCCAGACCCTCGTTGCCGCCAGCCGGATCCCACATCGACGGGTCCGCGAGCGCCTTGTGAGGTTCCCGGACGCCTCGGTAGACGACCAGGTCGCGTTTCGTGGGGGCGAGCTGCATCATCCGGTCCATCCGGGTGATGTGCTCCCGGATACGGTCCGGGACGCCGTCGTCGAGCTGGCCGCCGCGGGCCGCGTACAGCGCCCGGTTCATGAGCGCGTACACGTTCTCGTTGCCGGTGTCGCCGGTGTAGGCCGCGATGGTCCGCTCGAACTCCTGCAGTTCCCGCTGCCGGATCTTCCGGTCGAGGATGCCGCCCCGGATGACCTGCCCGTAGGCGGGTGCCGACAGGAGAGCGTCCTCGCCGCGCTTGGCTACGGCCAGGCGCCGCTCGTAGTCGGCGCGCTCCGCCGCTGTGGGCTTCTTCGCCTTCGCCTTGGCTTTCGGCTTCGGCTCGGGCTTCGGCTTCTCTGCTGCCCGCTTGGCTGCGGCCTCGACGACGGCCTGCTCGTCGGCCTTCTTCTTTGCGGCCGCCGCGTCCTGCTCGGCCTGGGCGGCGTGCGGGTCGCGGTCCCCGGTGTACGGCTCTTCCAGCGAGATGAAGTGCTTGTGCTGGTCTCCGATGACCACCGCAGCGTCACGGTCAGCCTGGGTCAGCGTCTTCTGGTTCTCCTCGGGGACGATGCGCGCGTCCGGCTGCCGGTTGAGCATCCGGAGCGCCTGGTCGACCTGCGCGCGGGGCAGGTCGGTGAGGAGTGCCCGGAGGCGGGTGAGGCTGACCCACCTGCCAGGCTCGGAGAGCTGGGCGTAGGCGGCGCGGATGCGGCCCTCGATGGTCCGCGGCCGGGCCGCCTCCTGCTCGGCGGCAGTGCGGCGGGCCTTCTCCTCGGCTTCGCGGCGAGCGGCCTCGGCAGCCTCGCGGGCCTTCCGCTCGACTTCCTCCCGTGCGCGCTGCGCCTGCTCCGCCTGCTCGCGGGCTTCGGCTTCGCGTCGGGCCTGCTCGCGCGCGGCGGCCTTCTCATATGCCTCCCGCCGGGCCTGCTCCTCCGCGGCCTTCTGCTCGGCGTCCGGGTCCACGGTGGGGGCATTGTCGATGGTGGGCGGCGGCTCCAGGTCGGTGACGGGGCCGCCCTTCGGCCCGCCCGCCGGCGGGATGTTGCCCGCGCCGAGCTGCTCCCGGTAGGTGAGCCGCTTCAGCTTCGGGTGGGCCTTCAGGTGCTCGCGGAGCGCGGCCTGAGCCTGCCGGACCTTCGCGCGCGCGGCCCGCTTCCCGGCCTCGTCGAGGGCACCGAGCTCCTGCTCCTTCGCGGCCCGGATCCGCCGCTCCAGGGCGCGCTGCCGCTGGCGGGCCTTGTCGCCGTCCGGGTCCGCGGTCTCCCGCGTCGGCGGCTTCGTGACGCCAGGCAGGTACGCGCTGAAGCTGTGCCTGCAGTTGGGGTGCTGGAAACCGCGCGCCCTGGCCTGGTCGAGGGTGGCGAGCACGTGCACGGTGAGCATCTCTCCGTCGCGGGTCGCGTGCTCGACGCGCAGCTTCCCGACCGGCCCGGCGTCGCGCCGGAGCACCCGGCCCTCGTACGGCCTGCACTTCGCGCATTCCTGGCCGTGGTCGGAGACGATGACGAGGTCGATGCCGATCTCGGCGAGCCGGTCGGTCTGGGCGGTCATGGCGGCGCGGGCGACGTTGGTGCGGCCGATCATCTCCGCGTAGCTCGACAAGCGCCACCTGCGGTTGGCCTTGTCGATGAAGGAGACGACGCCCTTGTCGATGAGGCGCTGCCATGCCGCCTGGGAGGCCTGCCGCCGGGTGAAGGCACCGCTGGCGATGCGCGCCGCCGCGTCGGCCTGGACCGCTCGGTAGGCGTCGACCGGGGCGCGGAGGATGTTGCCCTCGACCATGCCGAGGTCGCGGTGCAGCGCGGCGGCGATCCGCTCGATGACGGCCAGGCCGGGAATCTGCTTCTGCGCCTGCTTGGCGTCGTCGCGGATCAGCTTCGACACGGGCAGGTCCACCAGGGCGGTGCCGTACCCGTTGAGGTACGCCTTCCGGATCGCCTCCCGCACCGCGGCGCTCTTCGTCTTCTGCAGCCTGGCGTGGACAGCCTGAGCGGCGGCCTGCAGCCGGCGGACCGCGTCCAGCTTCACCTCGGCGGTCGGCGCGTCCAGCCCCTTGCGGAGTTCGGTGGCGACGACGTGGACGAGGCTGGCTTCGACGTTCCGGTAGAGGTCGGCGACGGTGCCGGCAAGGGAGTCGAGGAGGTCCTGGTCCACAGCCACGAGGACCCCCTCGCTGAACTATTCACTCCGGGTTAAAAGTTGCCCTGCTCCTCGCCGGGCGGCCCGTCTTCCTCCCTCTCGCCCTCGCCCGGGGTGGGGGGGAGCGCGAGAGGGTCGAGCACCGGGTCCGGCCGGGCGTCCGCGATCCGCCGTACCTCCTCCTGGACCTGAGGTTCGTCCCAGTCCGGGTGGAGTATCTTCACCGCGGTCTCGTCCGAGACGGCTTCAGCGCGGCGCATCAGCTCAACCGTGGTGGCCAGGGCCTGGATGTCGGCGGAGACGGAGTCACCGAAGACGATGGCCGGCCGCTCCGGGACGACGCCGGAGGAGAAGAGGACGGCATCGAGCTGCAGCAGCATCTCGACCGCGGACGCCAGCTCCGGCGCGGTGTAGACAGCCTTCCGCCCCCTCGTCGTGAGGGAGCGGCGTTCCTTCGCGGCGACCTCTGTCGCCGTGACCGCGACGTCCCCGCTCAACCCGAAGGACTGGGCAGAGTAGCCGGTCGCCCTCAAGATGGCGGCGAGGAGGTCGGCTGCCGTGTCGCGGTGCTCGACGACGCGGATGGCGAACTGCTGGGGGCTGATCTCCATGCGGTCGTCGCCGCCGAGGACGTTCATCGTCTCGTAGAGCTCGCGCTCCGGGTCGAAGAACGCTCCCCGGCCCGGGCCCTGGTTCTGCAGGTACGAGGAGGGCACGATCAACCGCGCCTTCGCGAGGCGGATGTCGCGCATCCAGGACGTGTACACCTCGTCGAGGGCGTCCATCAGCCCGAGCACCGCGCCGTCGAAATCCGACCGGCCGAGGTTGGCGCCAGCCGGGAGGTTCCGCCACGTCCTGTTCGGGCGCATGTTCGGGACATAGACAGCCGTGCACCGGTCGAGGCCGGTGGCGATGACGGGCTCCAGGCCGGCGGTCTCCGGGTGCGAGGACAGGGGGAGGGGTTTGCCGAGGTCCCCGCGGGACCCGGTGTAGAGGCCGTGGAGGATCGCCCCGGGCTCGTGCCGCTCCAAGTGGATCAGGCGCTCGGTGTCGTTCGGCTGGTCGACGACCCGCCAGAACGTGCCCGCGTGCAGGCGGCCCCACCGCCACTCCGGGACCGCGGCATCCGCGTGGACGGCGGCGAGCCACGGGCCGGGCGCGACCTGCTGGTCCCAGACCCCCCGGAGGTAGTACCCGCCGAGCGCGGCGCCGACTTCGGCGCCTTCGAGGAGGGTTGCCTGGAGGCCGTTCTCGATGAGCTCGTCGATGCGGGCCTGCGTCTCCAGCGACTTGACCGTGATCGAGGGCGGCTCGGAGAAGAGCAGGTCCGCGGACATCGTGCAGATGTCGGAGGCGACGGGCACGTGGAGTTTCGTCCTGCGCTCGCCGGCGGGGGTGGGCTGGCCCCAGAAGGTGCGGGCGAAGGCGCCGACGATGCCGCCCCGGTACTGCGACGGCCGGTTCGCGGGCCGGTTGCCGTTGATGGGGTCGCCGTAGATGAGGGAGAGGGCGTCGGCGTCTCCGCGGTACCAGGCGTCGAGGACGCTGTACTGCTGGTAGATGGGGTCGAGGGCGGGGGGCGGCCAGGTGCCGCCGCTCGGCAGCGGCATGACGTCCGTCCTCTCAGGCAGCGGAGGTGCCCGGCCCGCCTGTCACCCGTTCCCCAACGGAACAGGCAGGCCGGGAGATCATGATTTTTGCTCTGACGGAAAGTTGCAGAGCGATGAAAGGTCAACTACCGAGAATCAACATTCCCGTAAGTTGACCCGGAGAAATGTCCGATTTTCAGGCGGCGAGCTTGCCGGGCTCGACGAGCTGGTACTGCCAGACGTTGCGCGTCGTGTGGATCGCATACCGGCCCGCATCGAGCGAGTGGTCCGCCGCCTTGATCGGCTCGTCCTCGCCCTTCTCCGCCTTCTTGTCGTCCCATGAGTAACCGGGCACCTCCTCGATCCACCCCGCGCACGAGCGGTGGACGCGGAGCCGGTCGGTGGCCAAGAGGGAGGCGACGGTGCGGATCCCGGGGAGGACCTCATTCGCGCCGGCGGCTGTGGTGACGCCGTCGTAGTGGAGCTGGGCCCGGAACGAGGCCGCGCTGGGGTCGACGACCACGTACTGGGGGCGCTCGTGGCCGCCGCCGTTGAGCCAGGTCCGGAGTCGCTCGGAGTACTCGACATCGGTGAGGCTGCGCCGGTTGAGCTTGGAGTCGTACCGGAACTCCCGGGTGAAGTAGAGGCGGCCGTCGGCGCCCAGGCCGAGCATGAGCGCGGCGAACGGGTTGACGGTGCCGTAGTCCACCCCGGCGGCGATCCATTGGACGATGGGCGGCAGCTCGGTGACGACGTGGCGGGTCTCGTCCCACATGTCGAAGACCGCGCCCTCGGCGAGGCACCATTCACCGAGGATGAACCGGCGGTACCAGAGCCCGACGTACTCCTGCTTGAGGGAGGTGACGTAGGCGGGGTCGAGGGCGGGGTTGTCGTCGAGGGTGAAATGCCAGTAGCGGAGATCGAGTTCACCTTGGCGGAGGATGAACTTCTTGCGTGCCCAGTGTGCCGGGCCGTCCGGGTTCGTCGTCGCGAACACCTTCGCCCCGGCCACGGAGAGACGGGCGAGGAGCTGGGTGAAGAAGTCCTCGGGGATGAGGGTGAGCTCGTCGACGTAGGCGCCGGCTGCGGTGAGGCCTCGGAGGCGTCCTTCGGCCTTGGCGTCGTTGGCGGTGATGACTTCGATCTGGCGGCCGAGGATGGTGGCGGTGGGGGCGCCGCGCGTGTACTTCACGTGCTGGGCGGCCTCGCCGAAGATGCTTGGGTCTTGGAGCGGGCCGAAGACGTTGCGGGACACGGTGTCGTAGGTCTTGCCGGTGACGACGAGGGCGCCGCCGCGGGGGGCTTGGGCGACGTACATGAGCCAGCGCAGCAGGCTGGAGATGGTCTTGCCGGAGCGGACGGCGCCGGACCAGATGTTGATGCGCGCGGTCGCGTGGGCGATGGACTGCTCTTGGAGGTCACTTAGGCGCGGTGCCATGGCGCTCCTGCATCCCGTCGAGCAGCGCCCCGAGCAGGGACACGGCCTGCTCGGCTCCGGCGCCGGAGTCGTGCCGGTCGATGACGACGTGCTTGTCGATGGCGACCGCGGCCGACGTCATCAGGTTCCGCAGTTCGGCGGCCGGCGGCTTCGGCAGCACCTTCGAGTTGAAGGTGTTGTCTTTCCCGCCGAACGAGTAGACGAGGTACTCGCCGTCCATCTGGTCGAGCAGGTCGCCCGCCTTGGCGAGGAGGCGGCGGGACAGCTCGGCGCGGACGGCGCGGTTGTCGGCCTGCTTCGCCTCGGTCGCACGTTTCGTCGATGACCGGTCAAACGCGGTGGTCAGCCCGTTGCGTTTGGCGATGTTGGTGACGGTGCCGACGCTGACGTCGTGGTCGCGGGCGATGGCGTTACGGGACTTCTGGCTGGCCTTGATGTCGTCGAGGATCGCCTGGCGCTTGTCGTCGGGGAGGGCTTTGCCTCGGGGCACACGAGCTCACCCCCGGACATGGGAAAGCCCCGCGCAGTGGCGGGGCTTCAGCGGATATACGTCTCCGGGAAGAGGATCTCATGGCTGTGGATAACTCGTCAAGCATGGCGCTGATCAGGCGCGATTCTCCAGTTCGCTGAGTCTTGCTTTCAGCTCTGCGATCTCTGTTTCGGTGCGCTCAACGCGCTCGCTCTGCGCGGCCACGGCCTGTTCCAGGCGGCGTTGCCGTACATCGAACCGGCGGTTGAACTCCATCTGGTACGAGAAGGCAGTGGCAACCGCTTCGAGTGCTCGACGGGTGTGGTCGTCGACCTGGTTGAGGTCCACGTTCGTGGCCACGCGATGGCCTCGTTCCAGGGCGCGGGATGAACGGGCCTGCTGACGTCTGGCCAGCACGAGGTGTTCGCTTGCTTCAACGATGCGGTATCCCTGGTTGGGTACGGAGTCGAGAGCGCGCTTGTCGACGTCCTGGTACTCCTTTGCGGCTCGCCGTACGGCCATCTGGATGGGGTGGCGTTCCTTCTCGGGGTTGAGGCCGAGGGCTTCGCCGAGCTGTTCATAGGTGACCACGTCGCCGATGTTCGCGGCCTTGAGGTGTTCGTAGACGGTGCGCCAGCGAGCCTGATCTCCGATGGGGGCGAAGGTGGGCATCATGCCTCCTCGATGGTGGCGGTGAAGCGGCCGTAGCGGGGGCGCCAGTCGCCGAGCCCGATGAGACTGCCAGCGGTGTCGGCGATCTCGCGGAGTTCAGCGAGGTCGAGGATTTCGGTGTCGAGGATGCCGGTGGCGCGGCATCGCCAGTTGCGGAACTGAGGACGGCAACGCATGGTGCGGGAAGTGCCGACCTTCACGGAGGCGATGTGCCGGAAGTTCTCGTCGGCCCATAGGCCGTCGATGGTGCGGGGGCCGTCGTAGGCGAGCGGGTTGACGTCGGTGGTGATGAAGACGCCTTCCTTGATGCGGGGCCCGCGCTTCGATTTCTTGGCCCCGTCGAACAGGGCTCTCCAGATGTTGTCGGCAGGGATGTACGGGCCGATGTCGTCGTCGAAGTAGAGGCTCCCCGCGTGCTCCAGGCGGGCGATCTCCTCGTGGTTCTCGTCGGTTTTGCCGCGCTTGCTGGTGACGGATTTGAGTGCCTTGGTGGCGGGGTCGAGCGGGTTGGCGAGCCGCGAGTTGTGCATGAGCAGGGTCGCGGTGCCGGTGATCGTGATGGTGAAGTCCATGCTCACTCCTGTCGTTGAGCCCAAGCCTTGCCACGCCACGCCGGGCCAGGCCTAACCTTGCCGTGCCCTACCGCGCTGAGCCTGGCCACGCCGAGCCGAGCCTCGCCGTGCGCGGGCGTCGAGGCCTCGCACCTCGAAGGCTGCTGGTCGCCCTACCTGAATCCCCATGCCTTGCCGTGCCTTGCCGTGCCATGCCGGGCCTTGCCTTGCCTGGCCATGCCAGGCCTTGCCGCGTAGCCCGCCATAGCGGCGCGCAGCCCACGCTAAACCCTGTGAACAGTGTGCAAACAAAAAACTTCACGCGACATCTTTCTCAGCAGCCTGGACGTGCCGGGCGAGCCGCTCCCAGTCCTGGATCGGCCACACCGGCTGTCCACCCCACCAGGTGCCGACCTCCCGGGCGGGGGGCTCACAGACGCCGTGGCAGACGATCGCGACCAGGCCGCCGGGCAGCTCCCGTACCCGCCACACGCCAACCTCGTGACACCACGGGCACTCCACGTCGAGGGTCTGGCCGTCGTAGACGAGGCACAGCGCGCGGGCGGTCTGGTCGACCATCCAGCGGGCGATCGGCGCGGCGTGCTCGACCAGCTCCTCGGTGAGGTGGGCGGCGGCGTAGGCGAGGTACGGCCACGCGTCGAGCTCACCCATACCGGGCGGCGGCAGCACGGGAAGACTCGCGTGCTCGGCCACCATCGCGGCGAGGTCGTCGGCGGCGACGAGAATGTCGAGCGCGGTGGACAGGATGGCGACGTCGACCGGGGCCGGCGACTCACCCAGGCTGAGCGTGGTCCGCTCGAAGCGTTCGACGCGCGCCTGGGCGTCCCGGGCGGCTCGGGCCTCAGGGGAGAGGGTGGGCTGCCTCCACGGGCGCCGGGTGCCGGGAATTCTCGCCTCCACGAGGTCTGGCCAGTATTCGATGACCCATTCCAGGTCCGCCACCACTTCGTCACGCATAAAAGGTGCCTCCTCAGAATGGTGGTTCGTCGGGAATAGGCTGGCCGTACGGGAGAACGAGCGGGATCGGCGGAGAACGAAACGCGGGCGCGACTGCTCCGGGCGGACAATGGTGGTCGGCGACGACTTTCCATTCCCTGGTTCCGGCGATTCGGAATGAATCCCGGTAGACGAGAAAAGGCTTCCGGGGCATGCCGAGGGGGTGGAGGTCGTAGGTGTGTCGGCCGGCGAGGATCTCGGCGAGCTCCTGCTCCCGGGTGAGCGGCTGAGCAGTGGCGCGGATGGGGAGGGCCTGATCGTGCCCAACCAAGATCATGATGCCGCATCGAGGGCAGGCGTCGAGCACCGCGGGTATGGAGATCATTCCGGACCCCGGAATGACGGTTGTGACGGATGACAGTTCTTTTCTCGTTCCCCTCTCACATGCGTGTGTGCGCGCGCACGTAAGGCGATAACCAGACGGAATCTGTCATCTGTCATCGGCGACCCGAAAAATCGACCATCCTTGCAGGTCAGGCCGTGGTTTTCGGCGATGACGGATGTGTCACCGCAAACTGTCATCACCATCCGGGCCCGCCGTACGGCTGATCGTCCGATCCCGGCCTATCGTCCCTATGGGACATTCCGGGCTGTGACAGATGTGGAGCGCTCGCTGGAGCCGATGACGGATCCGAGTCGTCCACCGTGAGGAGCGTGATACCCGTATATGACCTGGCTCGGGAGTTTCGTGTCTGGCCGACGTTGAAGCGACGGGAGAGCTCCATGGTGAGCCGCTTCGCCGACACCGGAGACTCGCCCTCGCTGAAGCACCACCGCTCGTAGGCCTCCCTCAGCTTCGTCCCCTGGATCTGGACCTGGTCGCTGCTGGCGAGGTGGCAGCACTCGGTCACGAACCTCTGCACGGTGTCCTGGTCGGCCTCATAGTCGCTGGTCGCGGCGAGGACGGTGGAGGGTTCGGCGAGGCCGCCGGCGACGTACTGGGCCGCGCCCTGGATGATCCAGGCGAGCAGGGCCGGGCCGTGCTCGCGCACGAGGATCCCTTGCAGGTCGTCGACCATCTTCTCGGGTTCGACCTCGTGGTCGAAGGGGATGAGGCGGAGCCTGCGCCAGAAGGACCGGCCGCCGGACCGGACGGCGGGTCGGTGGTTGCCCATGAGCCACAGATGGTGGGTGGCCTGGAACGTGAAGTGGTCCTGACGCATAAATCTTGCGGTCAGGGAATCACCGCCGGTGAGCTGCTTAACTTTTGTCTCGTCGAACCTGGCATCCTCGTCCACCTCACTGCAGACGACCATTCTCATACCGGCGAGACGAGCGATTTCGGTTTCGTGCTGGGTGCCATTCTTCGCCATGAGGAAGCCGGACGGCGCGGTGGTCGCATAATCGCCGAGAACACCGATGAGGCTTTCCAGGAAAACACCTTTACCGTTTCCTCCGCTGCCGACCGCGAACGGAAGGACATGCTTCGCCACCGAACCGGTCGCGGAGTAGCCGACGAGGCGCTGCAGGTAGGCGACCAGCTCGGTGTCCTGGCCGAAGGTGTCGGCCAGGAACTCGTGCCAACGCCCGGGGTCGGCGTCCGGGTCGGGGCTGCAGGTGGTGACCTTCGTGTGCAGCCGGGCCGGGTCCGCGGGGCCCAGCTCGCCGGTCTCCAGGTTGACAACCCCCGCCGGGGTGTTGAGCTCCATCGGGTGTGCGTCGAGGTCGTCGAACCGGACGACGACCCGGACGTCGGTGGAGGCCTGCAGCAGCATGTTGGTGGTGCCCTGCGCCGACAGCGCCTTCTTCTTCCAGGAGACGGCGGCCTTGTCGTCTTCGGGGAGGCCGCGGGCGACCTGCTTGCCGTACTCGCGGACGAGGCCGCCGCCGGCGGGCTGGAATGCCCACCTCGTGCCGTCCCACGCGATCCACCGGCCCCGCTCCGGCACGTACCGGATCACCGTGCCGAACTGCTCGATCAGGTCGAGGGCGCCGCCGTCGTCGGACTGCGCGTACGTCTTCTCCACCACCTGCAGCCGGGGGGCGAGCTGGTGGACGGTGGCCAGGTTCCCGTCGACGACCGGGCCCGGGCCGGGGGCAGGTGATGCGGGGCGGGTGGGTTCGACGCGGACGCCGTACCCGCGCGCCTGCAACGCCTTGGCGGCCGCCGAGTGGTCGCCGCCGTACTCCAGGTGCGCGACCGCCCCGAACCGGTCGTAGGGCCGCTCGGACTCGAATTCCGTGCTGGTGGTCCAGACGTACAGGTTGTCGCCGTCGTTGCGGCCGGTGGTCGCGGAGATGCCCTGTTTCTTGCCGGGCCGCCGCCAGTAGGTGACCCCCGCCGTGTCGGTCCAGAGCTTCGTCCAGCCCCGGGGAACGAGGATCTCGTCCCACGTGCTCTTGGCGTTGTAGTCGTCGCCGGGGGAGACGCTGCCGTCGTCGTCGAACCCGCTCGCGGGCTGGGAGAAGAGAGGGCTGGACGGGGCGGCCGCGGCCGCGGTCTGCTCGCTGGGGTGCGGCATCCGGTCGAACACAGTCGCCAGGTGGTGGAGGCTGTCGCGTTCTTCCGCACTGATGGTGGGGATGGTGGCGGGTCCGCCGGCGGCGAGCACCCACGGCTTCCCGCTTGGGTGGGTGGGTCCGGAGGAGGGGGCGAGGACGACCCAGCCGCCTTCCCCGCGGGTTTCGGCGAGCACTTCGATGGTGGGGCGGCCGGTGGCTTCGTCGACGGGCCCGGGGCGGCGGGCCAGCTTCGTGTTCTTCGCGACCGGTCCGTCTACTTTGTAAAGGAGGTGGACGCCGCCGGACGGCGTCGTCTCCAGGTAGCCGGTCATGACGCGCCGCCACAGGTCGCCGAGCCCGGACGCTTCGGCCAGCTGCGTCATCTCGACGCCGATCCCGTCGGCGACCGCCCGGCCCTCGAGCTCCAGCATTTCGAGGTCGCCGGAGACGGCTCCGGTGACGACGCCGAGCCCATGCTGCAGTTCCTGCGTGGGCCAGGCGGTGAACCACTTCTGCACCTGTTCCCGGGTGGGGCGCTCCTGCTGGTAGGCCTTCCACGGCACGCCGGGCCGCTTGGATCCGTCCGGGGCGGCCGGGAGTACGCACAGGCCCGCGTCCCAGAGTCGGAGGGCCGTCGTCAGGAGCTGGTTGTCGTCCAAGTTGCGCTTCCCTCGGTGGTGCCGGGTGGGACGGGGAAGCCCCGGAGACGACTCGCGCTCGTCTCCGGGGCTGCTCGGGGCCGCCCTACTGGGCGGGTGCCATGGGCGGGGTCTGCATGCCGAGGGCGGCCATGGCGGCCTGCGCTTCGGCGGTCATCTGGCCGGGCGCGGCGGGCTGGGGGACGGGGAGGGCGGCCGGGGCCGGGGCCTGCGGGATGGGCTGGGCGGCGACGGCGGGCGCACCGCTGGGGTAGCCGACCGGCGCGACGGGGGCCGCCTGCGGGACGGCCTGGGGGAGCGGAGCGACCGGCGCGGGGGCCGGGGCGGCGGGGGCGAAGCTGGGCGCGGTCTGGAACGGGTTGCCGCCGACGTTGTTGAGGTACTGGGTGGCGTAGGCGGCGTCCTGCTCCGTGTACGGCTGCAGGATGTACGGCGCGGACTGGCCGGGCTTGGCGGTGCCCTGGCCGAGCCGGGCCAGCACCGGGTCCCGGCCGATCGAACCGGTCAGGGAGCCGATGAGCGGCTTCTGGAAGAACAGGACGCCGGGCTCCAGGCGCGGCCCGCTCTGGTCGGTGAGGACGACGACGTCGCAGGAGATGGCGTCGGAGGTGCCGAACTGGGTGACGATCCCGCTGCGGAGCTCGCGGACGTAGATGAGCAGGAGGTGGCCGACGTGGTCCTTGGCGCGGAAGTCGCTACCAGCGGACGGCTGAGCGAAGGCGAACATGGTGATCCTTTCGAAGATCCGTGGTGTTCCGGGATCCTGTGATCCGATACAGGAAATGGTACAGAGTGAATCATAGTGAAGCAATATGGAGCAGGGAAGTGGAGCGGCGAGTTACGCGCCGGGGCAGCCGCGGGACAGGTCCGTGGAACCGGGCAGGAACCAGGGGCAGAACATGCAGTACGACTCGGTGGCGGGGATCAGCGCCCAGTTGGCAGGGGTCTCTTCCGGGTCGAGCGCGTACACGACCAGCTTGAGGTTGTCGAGCCGGTCAAGTGCGTCGATGGCGGCCTGCCGGTTATACGGCGCGCTCCACACGTGCAGGCCGTCGATGCGGCCCGTCCTGGGCAGGAAGACGATGGTGACGTTGTCGACCGGCTCGCCGGCCTGCTCCTGGCCGTGCCCGTAGATGTGGCCTTGGGTCTCGTACTGGGGGCCGGGCCCGTTCTTCCGGTACTTGTCGAGCTGCTTGTCGCCGACGACTTTCCAGTCGATGACGGAGCGGACGGCCGGGTCGCGGTCGAACAGGTCGCTGTGGCCGTAGATGTTGTCGCGGATGTGGAGCCGCTGCTCGATGAGGTACCGCTGCCAGCCGAGCCGCTGGTTCTCCGCCTCGTAGGTCTGCTCCATCCAGGCGTGGACGGCGGTGCCGACGATGGATGCCCACGGGTCTGAGCTGGTGTTGACCTGGTCCCAGTCGAGGAGCTTGTAGGCGAGGCGGCGGAGGCAGGGGGTGCCGATCTCGGAGGGGCCGATGGCGGTCTGCCGGGACCTGGGCGCGTTGGCGCTGGCCTGCTTGACGGTGGTGACGACGCCTGTGGCGATGGTGGCGGCGAGGCCGGACAGGGGCTGGGTGGCCCAGCCCGCGTCCGGCTGCGAGAAGCCCGTCACGCCAGCGCCTCGATGGTGAACTGGCCGCCGGAGTTGACCCCACAGAGGATCGCGCCGGTCATGGCCTCCAGGTCCACGACCACGTCGACGTCCTGCGAGAGCAGGTACTTGCGAGCGTCGTCGTAGACCAGCTCGGCGAGGTGGTCAGCACCGGCAGCGACGACCACCAGGGGCGGGATGTCCCGGCGGCGACCGACCCGCCTGTAGGTCACCCGGTACTGGGCCTGTGCGGGCCGGGTCTCGTCGAGGTGGGCGTCGATGGACGGCGTCTCGATCTGCTCGGCGAACTCGCGCACGGGCGGCGGGGTGAGGGTGACCCGGTTCAACTCCATGCTGATGCTCTCGGCCACGGCTACCTCCGTTCGTTGATGATCTGGGCGAGGAACACCACGACCATGACCGGCCAGAACACGCTGTACGCGACCAGAAGCAGCGCTATGAACACGCCCCGGGACATGCCGGGAGGGGTCAGCCTGTCGGCGACGTACGGCCGGAGGATCAGGGCGGCGGCGATGACGGCGAGCCAGCCGTACGCGCCGAGCACGTAGACGGCGGCCAGCGGATGCTCAGGCACCGTCACCCCTCCAGGATCTTGAAGGGGCGGGCGGCCGTCTTCGTCGTCAGGAACGCCTCGTAAATGTCGGGCCGCTCGGACTGGAGCCGCTTGACGTCGACCGTGATGGCGGGCTTGGACGGCTTCCACGACACGGCCGGGCGGCCGTGCACGGTGGCCTCCTCCATGCCGCGCGCCGCCAGATGGTCCTTGATCTTCTCGACGGCCGCGTTCTCGACGTCGGCCCACTTCGCCTTGTTGGCCTTGGCCTCCTTGGCGAGGTCGAGCCAGCCGATCAGGTCCGCGGGCAGGTCGGTGGCGATCGGCTCCGGGTCCGGCACCAGGGTGTCGAAGAGGCCGTCGTTGACGACGCTGGGCAAGGTGGGCGTCTCCCCAGCGCGGCCCGGGAGTGCGAACGGGTCCAGGGCCTGCCGGGCGCGGGTGACGGCCACGTACGTGAGCATCGCCTCCGAGGAGATGAGCTGGCCCGTCTTCGGGTCGTACGGGTCGGAGAAGTCAGCGGCCAACCTCACCGTCGACCACTCGCGGCCCTTCGCCTTGTGCGCCGTGCTCACCACGATGTCGGCGGCGTCCTCGGTGACGAGCTGGTCGACGACCCGCATGATCCGCTCCGGCCCATGCGAGTCGATGAGCTTGACGAGCACCTTCAGGTCGGCGCCACCGGAGTCGTGCTCGGCGTAGTCGCGGACCTCCTGCCAGGACGCGAACGCCATCAACTCGGGATGCTCGGTCGACCTGCCCGCCCGCAGGTCCTGGCAGGCCTTCGCCAGGCGCCGGATGTCGTCGCCTCCGCCGACCAGGGCGGGCCGGTGGCCGGCGCCGAGGGCGGCGATGACCTGTCCGACCGCGCCCGCGTTGGTGCGGCAGAGGACGGCGGCCGGGGCGGGGATCCGCTCGACCCGGGAGTCCATGGCCGGGTTCCCGGCGAGACGGAGCGGCGCGTTGAGCAGCTGCAGCCACTCGTTCGCCTCGTCAGCGATTCGCTGCCCGAACCGGAACGACTGCGACAGGCGCAGCCGGGCCCCGTCGAAGGAAGCCATGGCGTCGACGGCGCCCCGCCAGCCGTAGATGGCCTGGGAGGAGTCACCGACGAGGATCTTCTGCGCGGCCTGGTTCTCGACGATCTGCGCGATGACCGGGTTGGCGTCCTGCGCCTCGTCCAAGAAGATCATGTCACCGGGCAGGGTGGGCTCGTGCATCGCCCACATTTTCAGGTAGTGGTCGTGCTGAAACTTGAGGCTCCCGTTGACCCGGGTCAGGTCGTCCCACGCTTTGAGAGCGAGCGGCACGATCTCCCGACGCAGGGCGGCCATGACGACCGGGTCCTCCAGGCCGGGCACGGACGGCACGTGGTACATCTCCGGCTCGACCTCGGCGGAGTGGCAGAACCGGGCCACGGTGTCCATGACGAGGCGGGCGACCTTCACGGAGGTGAGGGCGTGCGCACCGAGGTCCAGGACGGCCGGGATGCCGAGGATCCTGGCGACCTGCCGGGCCGGGACGCGGGGCCCGTTGAGCCGGTCCGCGTACTGGTGGCCGACGGCCCGGAACGCGAGGCTGTGCGCGGTGGAGCACTGCACGGTGTGCGGGAAACTCGCCGCGGCGTCGGTCGCGATGGCCTTGTTGTAGGCCAGGTACAGCATGCGGTAGTTCGGCCGGGCCGCCGCCACCATCTTCAACGTGCTGGTCTTGCCGGTGCCGGCTCCGGCCTCGATGACGAGGTCCTGGCTGGTGGTCGCGGCGTCGAGGATGGCGGCCTGCTCCGGGGTGGGCGGGTGGTCGAACACCGGTGGCGCCACGGGGACGGCCGGTGCGGGCGGGGCGTAGGCGGCCCCGGGCTGGGTGAACATCAAAGGGAACTCCTAGGTGGGGCTGAGGGTCTGGCGTTCCGTGGAACCACCCCTCCTCCCGCCGTCGGGGGTCGGGGGGAGGAGGAGTGGCTCGGACGCAACGTCAGCGGGCCAGCTCGGCGAGGGCGACGGCGTGGCCGGGCTCGGAGTCGTGCAGGCCCTGCAGCACGACGTAGGCGCGCGCCTCGACCTCGGTGCCGTAGTAACGGACCTGCCGCACGAACCGGCTCTGGCGGTCGTAGGCGTTGATGCGCTGGACGGCGCGGCCGGGGCGGACGATCTCGGCGGGGATGGTGTTCACGGGGTGCCTCCGCAGGTGGGATGCTTCGTTCTGCTCCACTTCAATGTATCAAAGTGGAGCAGAGTGAAGCAATATGAATCACCTAGGGAAAACCGGACATTCGTGGGCTACGGGATGTGAATCTTGTAGAGGCGCAGGTTCGCCGCCTGCAGCTCCTCCACCCGCAGGGCGAGCGCATCCGCCCGCGCCCGCTCCCGCAGCACCTCCGCGGTCGGCGACGTCGACCGGGCCGGCGGCAGCACCGTCAGCTTGTCGAGCGCCGACGCCTCCCGCTCGCCGAGCAGCGCCTCCAGCTCGCGGATCCGCGCCGCCGTCAGCTCATAGGAGGCCCGCTCCCTGTCGATCTGCTGGCCGAGCCGCACCCGCGCCGCCTGCTCCCGATCCAACCGCTCGCCGAGCTCCGCCGCCTCCGACACCAGACCCTCCAGCTCCCGCACCCGGGCCCGCAGCCGCTGCATTTCGGTGGCCGGGTCGCCGGCGAACCAGTCCCGCAGGCCCATCACGACGCCTCCTTCTCTGCTTCCCTCCGGAGCGCGTCCGTGGCCCGGCACATCCGACACGTTGTCTCCCGCCCGCCCGAGACCTTCGCGTTCTTCGCGAACTGGCCGAGATCCTTCTCCCGCCGGCACCGGGAGCAGACCCGCGTCGTCGTCCGGGGCTCGACGACGCCGAGCTGCTCCAGCACCTCCCGGGCGGCCGCGACGTCCCGCTCGTGCGCCTCGACCCGGCACAGCGCGGCGCCGTCGGCGAGCCGCGGGCAGTCGTGCCGGGCGAGAGCGATGCGCACGACGACGACCGCCGCGCCCTGCTTCTCTGCCGCCTCGTGCTGCTCCCAACGGGACGGGGCGAGCACCGCCGCCGACCGGTCGAACATGTCCTGGCCAAGCGACGACTTCTGCGTCCTGGCCGCTGCTGCGACCTGCCAGTCAAGAGCCACCGTGACCCCTCTCAGCTCTGCCGGATCGGCATGACCAGGTACCGGAGCTCCGGATCCACGCCCGGCGGCACGAACAGCATCGGCCGATGCGGATCGTTCATCCCGACTCGGGCCCGCGAGGAGAAGGCGGCGAACGCGTTGAGCAGATAGGCGGGCATCGCCGCGATCTCGAACGGCTCCCCGTCGTAGTCGACGTCGACGACCTCCTGGCCGCGCCCGACCTCGCCGCCGCCCGCGGACACGGTCAGCTCCCGGGGAGCGAACCGCAGCCGGACAGGAGTCGCCCGCTCCGCGACGAGGGCGACGCGCCGGATCGCGGCGGCCAGCTCGGCGACGTTGTCCAGCGTCGCCCACTTCTCACACTCGAAATCGAGCAGCTTCCGCCATTTCGGGTATTCGGGGTCGAGAAGCCGGAACGTCGTCCGACGGTCGGCGGCGGAGACCGCGACCATCCCGTCCGTGATGTGCAGGTAGACGTCCCCGGCCGGGAGGGCTTTGGCGACCTCGGCGAGGACCCGGCCCGGCAGCAGCACCAGGCCGTCGTCGGCCACATCCGCGGGAACCGTGCAGCGGCGGCTGGTGTCATAGTCGAACGCAGCCAGGGCGAGTTCCCCGTCGACCGCTTCGAGCCGGATCCCGTTGAGGACGGGGTGGGGGGAGGATCGGGGGAGTGCGTGAGCGGTCCAGGCGACCGCCTCCGCGAACGCTCCCGCGTTAATCGTGATCTTCATGAGGGTCCTCGATGTCGTCGATGGTGAGCCGACCAGGGAGCTCCGGCATGCCGGGAAGCAGAACCACGCGGAAGTCGTCCATCACTTCTCCAGGGGGACGAGGGCCAGTCGCAGGCCGAGCGCACGCGCCTGCCGGTCCACCTCGGTGAGGCTCGGCACCGTCCCACCGATCTCCCGCCGGGACAGGCCGACGCCGGTGATGTGGAGGATCTGGCCGAGCGCCTCCTGGCTGAGGTTGAGCTCCCGGCGGCGGTGCTTGAGCCCGACCATGATCGGATGCGGCTTACCCACAGGTCATCTCCTTCGCAGCGGCCGCGTACCGCTCCACGGTGCGAACCGACACCGACAGCTCCCACGCGATGTACGTCTTCGACCAGCCGAGCCCGGCCAGCTCCGCGTATTCGGCGCGGCGCTCTCGGGCTGCCTGCCACTCGCCGCCGGTGCCGCGCACCCCGGGGGCAGGCGGACCGTCAGCGGGACGGCCCGCGGCACGCCACCGGACGGCGCACGACTTCACCCAGCCGTTGGTGTCGTGGTCGCCGGGCCGGCCGCAGCAGGCGCAGGTGATGCGGCGGCTACCCATGGGCCACCGCCGTCGGCCAGGCAACCTTGGCGAGCGCGTCACGCTGTGCCTTCGGGAGGTCGACGACCGGGTGGCCGAGAGCTTCCATCCCGGCGGCGCGCAGCCAGGCGGCATCCACCTGGTTGTCGTCGCGCAAATCCATGCCGGTCCGCTGGAACAACGCCATCCGCATATCGGCCTTGGTCGCGTTGCCTTTGCCGCTGGCGTACTTCTTCAAGCTGCTCGGCGGGATGACGGCGTACGGCACACCCCGACCGTCCAGGTGGTAGGCGATCAGCCACCACAGCCCGGCAGCCTCGTGGTGACCGGCGCCAGACATGGAGCCGTAGGACGGGCCTTCGATGACGACCAGGTCGACGCCGGTGGTGACGGGCCCCATGACGGCGGAGCAGATCCAGGCCAGGCGGCCGGTGCCGCGCAGGTCTCCGCAGGTGACGCGTTCGGTGTGGCCGTCGGGGTGGGCGATGCCGGTGGCGGTGAGGCTCGGGTCGACGCCGAGGACACGGGGAGCCGTCACGACGGCCTCCGGTCGATCGCCTCGATCCACGTGCAGCACACCGCAGCGACCTGAACGAGCTCCTCCCGGAGCTTGGCCGGATCCTTCTCGGCGAGCGCCTCGTAGACCTCCTCGAGGAGAATGCCGTCCCACGCGGTGCGTCCGTCCTTCGCGCGCTGGGCGTTGATCTCCTTCCAGCGCTGAGCGCGGAATCCGTACTCCACGCCCTCGGCGTAGTTGTTCTCCAGCGGGTCGCGGTCGGGGTGGTTCTGGGGGCCGAACTTGACGAGCTGGCGGGCCCGCTCGGCGCGGATCAGCCGCTCGATCCGGGTGATGTCCAGGTAGCTCACTTGCGGGCTCCTTCCAGCCGCCGCGCGACGGCCAGGGCCAGGAACGGGGAGACGGCCATGACGGCGAGGGCGGCGGCCTGCCAGAGCGCGGACGGCAACCGCTCCGCGAACTCCAGGACCCGCGGGTCGGCCCACGCGATCGACAGGGTCGCCGCCAGGTAGGCGGCCAGGAAGCTCGCGGCGGCAGCCCAGGCGCGGTGTCCGTGCCAGCCGCGCCGGTGCGCGATGTAGGTGAGGCGGGCGCCCCCGCACGCAGCGAGGACGCACACCACCGTCAGCACCGGGATCACGACGGCACCGTCCCGGCCGCCGCCTGCCACGCACCGTACTCTGGGTCATCGAAGTGCTCGGCGGCAACAGGCCCGGTGAGTGCGGTGGCCGCGGCGAGGGCGAGCGTCGCATGCGCCTGGGCCCGCGTCACGTAGCCGTCATACTGCGGAAGCATGCTTCCGCGGGCCTTCTCCAGGTACTCCTCTGCGGCGCGGTAGTGCTCCGGGCCCGTCATCCCCGGCCCCCTGCCTGCTGCTCGCGGACCCGCTCGGCGTCCGTGTCCGTCAGGTAGTTCTGGAGGGCGTTCTCCTGGTTCGGCGGCAACGTCGCATCGAACGCGGGCGGCGTGTACGGCCGGCCCGGCTGGCGGCGCAGGTCACTGACCCGCAGCACCGTGCCGGTCTCCGGCATCGGCGGGACGAGCCCGCAGCCGACGATGCCGTGCCCGTCCACGCCCGGAACGCCGTTACCGCACCGGCACTCTCCTCCGACCACGTTGAACATGGGGACGTCGTCGACCATCGGGTCCGGGAACGGCGTCCCGGCCCGCGCCACCTGCTCGGCGTGGCCCAGGATCTGCCGCCACCCGGCGACGTCCCGCTCCGCCTGGGCGAGCTGCTCCTTCAGGAACTCGATGTGGGAATCAGTCACCATGACGCGGGGCCTCCTCGGCAACGGCGGGAGTGATGAGGGTGACCGGCCGCTCCGGCAGCCGGTGGTAGAGGTGCGGGCGGCCGCCGTCGACCTCCCGCGCCATCACCTCGAGCCCTTCGCACGGGGCGACGGGGCACGGGGTTGGCGCGGTGAGAATCTCGACGGCGGGCGGCAGCGCCCTGGTCGGGTTCACGAACACGTTGTTCTCCGCGAACGGGATCCGGGCCAGCACGCCCGGGGCGAGGTCGCCGAACTTCATCAGGCCGCGTCCGCGGAGGCACCGGCGAGCAGGGCGCGGACCTCGTCCTCGTAGTAGCGGCGGTGCCCGCCCAGCGTGCGGATCGACTGCAGCTTGCCGGCCTTCGCCCACCGGGTGACGGTTTTCGGGTCGACCCGGAAGAGGCTGGCGACTTCCTGGGGGGTGAGCAGCTGCTCGACGCGGGGGGCCTGGGTGGCCCCGTTACCCTGAGACATCGTCTCTTCTCCTTGCAGTGGGGTTAGGGGTGGGTGGTGTGCTCCCCGCCCGGCGGCAACCAGGCGGGGAGCCAGTCCTATGCGGCCTTCCGGCTGGGCTTCTTCTCCGCGGCCCGCCGCGACCGGGCCTTCGCCGCCTTCAACGACATCTGCGCCATGTACGCCTTGTGCGCGTTCGTCGCGGCCTTGACCACGTCCTGCTCACGCACGATCCCCTCGGCCCGGATCCGGTCGATCCAGTAGTCGAGGGAGACCGGCGAGCGCCGGCGGGCCGCCTCCGTGCGCTCGGCACGGTTCGCGGTGGTCGCCCACTGGACGTTCGCGGCGATCCGCGCGGCCCGGGACCGCTCCTCAGGCGTCGCCATGGGACTCCTTCCTGACTGCAGACGCGGCGAGGAACGCCTGGACCTGCTCGTCCGAGAACTCCCAGTGGGCGTCACCGTGCCGACAGACCTCCGGGGACCCGCACGGGGACCCGCACGAGTGGACCTTCGTGCCCTTCAGGAGTCCGTCGTCCATGGCCCGCTTCGCCGTGGACCGGGAGATGCGCAGCGTGCTGCACAGCTCGGGGAGGGTCAGTGACATGCAACCTCGCTCAAGATGGAACAGTTTGGAGCGTTGTGAAGCATGACGTTACATGGCGAGTACAGATGATGCAATACGGAACATCGTGGATCGACATGGACGCTTATGGAACAGGTGAGGTTTACATCATCTGACACCAGTAGCTAGCCCGATTTGAATCACAGTGGTTCAATACGAAGCATGCAGAAGCGCGAGGGACGACACGACCATGCGCCGGGCCGCCCCCTGTGGGAGCGCGCGGAGCAGATCCGAGTAGAGCGAGGCTGGAGCCAAGAAGAGCTGGCGGAGCGGGCCGGCATCGGCCGCGTCACCCTGGCCAGACTCAAAACCCAAGCGAACAAACCGCAGGCCAGAACCGTCAACAAGCTCGCCGACGCCATCGGCATCAGCCACCGAGAGGCCGGGATCCTATCCGGGCTCATCGGTATCGAGGCTCAGACGGCAGGCTTCATGCTTGACGCCGACACTGACCTGTCGCGTCGCTCGATCATCGAACCTGACGCCGCGCGTCACATCCAAACTCTGCGGGAAGCCGGCCGATCCCTTGGCCGCACCCTCGGCGACGTCCTGGTCCTCACAGGCCTGGCTGAGCCGGAGGAGCTACGGCTCAGCAACGACCCGCTCGTCCGGGAGCTGGTGAACGACCCCGAGCTCCCGGACGACGTCCGCGCGCACCTGCGCGCCGTCTACCTCTAAACGCGCCACTGCCCCAGCTCGGACGCATCGTCCGGAACCGAGCTGGGGCGCCGCTTGCGCATGCCGCCCAGGCCGAGGACGCTGGCCATCGCGATCCGGGCGCCGGCGACCACTCCCTGCTGGAACGAGAGCGTCTTCTTCAGCTCTTCGACCGCTCCGTCTACGGCGCCGTCGACGCGGTCCTCGACGGCCGCCAGGTGGTCCTGGATGCTGAGCGTGCACCGGGCCAGCACGAGCGCGATGCCGAAGAACAGGGCGATGTTCTCCAGCGTGGAGTGGAGCCGGTCGTTGCCGATGTCGGCGATAGCGACGGCGATGGTGGTGCCCCAGAGAGTGACGGTGGCGACGAGAAGTTTGCGAGTCGCCGGGTGGGTAAGGGTACGCCGTGCCATCTATCGTGTTCCTTCCCTTATGAGGCGTGGATCATGGAACGCTCCACGCGTCTCACGTTGGCCGTTGTTGCAGGCGACGGCGGGGTTTGATCACAGTACGTCACGCACTGGCCATTCTAAAGGGGCGTAAGTGACTTCTTTGTTGATCTGTTTCCGCTGGTGAGCGACCTGGATTCGCAACGTTACGCACCGTAAAAATTGAAGGTTGAATTACCTCAAATGCCCGAATGTAGGTTTAGGGCAACACTTACCCGGTAAGGAATACGTGTCCACCCCGATAGGGTGACCGCCCCCGACCTCCCGTCACCGAGGTCGGATACGATCACGTCATTGCGACGAGCAACGCCGCCTGCAAGAAACGGCCCGCCGCAATCCCCGCTAAATGAGGATCGTACCGGCATGGGCACGGTACGTCACTATCAAAAAAGCTCAAAAGTGGGCACGGGGCCTCAAATTTGATCACCTGGTGACAGACGGGCATGCGTCGCCCGAGCCCGCTCCAGCGACAGCTCGCCCGTGTAGTGCTCCACCATCGCCCGAGACGTCCAGCCGAGAATGTGCTGCACATCCGAGTCCCCGGCGCCGGCCGCCAGCAGCTTGTGAGCGGCCGTTCCCCGGAACCGATGCGGATGTACCCCCGCGACCTGCGCCTGGGCGCCCCGCCGCTTCAGCATGTCCGCCACCCCGTACCGCGTCATCTGCCCGGACCGAACACCCCGCAACGGCAGCCACAGCGCCGTCGTCGCCGACGCGTACGGATGCTGGGCCCGGACCCGCAGATACCGGTCGATCGCGGCGGCAGTCTTCTTCCCGATCGGCGCCCAGAACTCGTCCCCGCCCTTGAGCACGATGCGCAGTCGATGGCCACGCAGGTCGACGTCGTCGAGTTGCAGCCCGGCCAGCCCGGACACGCGCGCCCCGTTGTCGATGAGGATCAGGATCATCGCCGTGTCCCGGCGCTCCCCGAACCCGCTGCCCTTGCACGCCTCCAGGAGCCGGCGCAGCTCGTCGTCGGTCAGGTACGGCCGGACCTTCTTCGGCGACTTCGGCTTGTCTGCGCGCAGCACGGGGGAGAGGGTGGTCCGCTCCTCCTCGGCGATCATCCAGTTGAACCAGACGCTCAAGCAGTCGTGCCGGATCCCCGCGGTCCGCGCCGAGGTGCGCGCGGTCTCGGCGACCAGGAACGCGCGGACATGCTCCGCGGCGACCCCTTCGGCGTCGCATGGCATGTCGTGCTCGCGCAGGAACGTGATGAACAGCCGGGCGGACCGGCTGTAGAGCTCGTAGGTCTGCTTCGCCTTATTGGCGGCTTCGAGCTGGAGCTGCCAGGAGTCGAGCATCGCCTCCAGCGGGGTGCCGGCCGGGATGCTGTGACGGATTCGGCGGGGCTTCCGGGGGCGGTCGGGGCGGGCGAATGGGACCACGTTTTCGGTCAC